TCGCTAAACTAAAAACCGATATGGAAGCCAAGATGGGCAACATTGAGGTTCAGAAAGAGCGCATCGAGTCCGAGGAGAAGCGTGATGGAGCCAGACTTGGCGTTCAGATCGCTACAGAGTTGGACAAGGGCCGACGGGAAGATATTAAGGACGGTATCGAACTCGGTCGAGAAATAGCTAGGGAGATAGACACGAATGAATGAGCTTGAAGTTATCAGGCAAAAGATCCGAGGGTACCTGAATGATATCGCTGACCATATGGCCGGTGGCGGATGCGAAAACCACGAGGACTATGTTCGCCTCGTGGGCAAGGTGGAGGCACTCGCTCTCATTGAGCGTGACATCCTTGATTCGCAACAAAGGCTCGAATCGGACTAAGACTTCCGTACCACAGTTTTGTGGGGTATATTGTTTTTGTGGAGACTTACAGGGCAAGCCCTGCAAGGTACTGTGAACCTTAATCACTGCAAGGAAGACAGATGTATTCTGCCGAAGTATCGACCGATATGGTCGCATCCAAGATCCCGGCACCGTCGGGCTACAAACTCTTGATAAAGCCACTTGAGGTTAAAGAGAAAACGGAATCGGGCATTTACATGCCAGATAAACTGAAGTCAGCGGAACAGACCGCCTCTGTTATCGGGTTCGTCGTAAAGATGGGACCAGACGCTTACGGCGACACCGACAAGTTTCCGCACGGCCCTTACTGCAAAGAGGGCGACTTCGTGATCTTCCGATCTTATTCTGGGACAAGATTTAAGATCGATAAAGAAGAGTTCCGTCTTATCAATGACGACACCGTAGAAGCGGTTGTCGATGACCCAAGGGGATACGCAAGAGCATGAACGAACCAGCGCAAAAAGCCGTTGAGCAAGAAGATAACTTCGAGGCAGTTGATGATTCTGGCTTTGAGCTAGAGATCATCGATGACACCCCCGAAGAGGACAAGGGCAAACCTCGTCGCCCCGAGGAAGCTGAGGCTCAGATTCCAGAGGACGATGAGATCTCAAACTACGGCGAGAATGTGCAGAAGCGCATTAAGCAGCTGAAGTATGAGTTCCATGAGGAGCGTCGCCGCAAGGAAGAAGCCTCACGGCTTCAGGAAGAAGCGGTAAGCTACGCCCGAAAGATCCATGAGGAGAACCAACGCCTCAAGAAAACTCTCGCAGAGGGTGAGGGCGTTCTTGTTGAGCAGGCAAAGGGCCGGGTTGAGGCCGAGCTTGACAAGGCAAAGGCAGCTTACAAAGAGGCTTATGAGATCGGCGACCCAGACAGGCTGAGCGAGGCTCAAGAAAAGCTGACCTCTCTTCAGAATGAAAAATTTAGGGTTCAGTCCTACAAGCCCAAAGAGCAGGAGGTCGAGGCACTTCCTGAGAACATTGCGGTAAAGCCCAAGGTGGCGGAACCGGATGATCGAACAAAGAAATGGGCGTCCGAAAATGAATGGTTCGGGCAGGACACAGAAATGACAGGGTTTGCATTTGGGGTGCATGAGTCGCTTGTGAAGAGCGGTATCAATCCTCAGACGCAGGCAGATGAGTATTACAGCCGCATTGACGCATCCATGCGTCAGCGGTTTCCAGACAAGTTTGGTGGGCAAGAAGTTGAGGAAGCACCTGCCCGTCAAACTGGCAACGTGGTTGCCCCCGCTAGTCGGAGTGCCAAAAAACCACGCAGAGTGCAGCTTACCTCAACCCAAGTCTCCCTCGCCAAGAGACTTGGCCTTAGCCCTGAGCAATATGCGGCGCAACTCTTGAAGGAGTCTTCTAATGTCTAATCGCAAGCCTCGTTCTACGGAATCTCGTGAGACCACAGAGCGCAAAAAAAGCTGGACCAGACCGACTATGTTGCCTGACCCCGAACCGCGTGACGGTGTTGAATACCGTTGGGTTCGCACATCCACTCTCGGTGAGAGCGACAACAAGAACGTCTCGTCTAAGTTTCGTGAGGGCTGGACGCCGGTGAAGGCAGAAGATCATCCTGAACTGCAAGTGTTGCCTGATATCGACTCTCGATTTGAAGGTAATGTTGAGGTTGGAGGCTTGCTACTTTGCGAGAACTCAGCCGAATATGTGGAATCGCGTAGGGAAGCACACACGGAAATGAACTCCAATCAAATGGAGTCCGTTGACAATAACTACCTGCGCCAATCCGACCCTCGTATGCCCGTTCTGAATCCAGAGCGGTCTACGAAAACCTCGTTTGGTAAGTGACCTGAAACTGGCGCTTACCGTTTGTAATGGCTAGATAGAAGGAAGGAACAAGACATGTCTTCGACAGCCGCTCCCTTCGGTCTGCGCCCGATTGGCCGCACCGGCGCTGGTGGACAGGAAGTATTCCGCCAGTATCCGATTGCATCTGGTTACGGCACCAACATTGCGATGGGCGATATCGTCCACCTCGTTGATGGCGGCACCGCAACCACCATCGAAAAGCAGTCCGCTACTGGAGATGATTCGACCGAAATCGATATGGTCGGCATTTTCATGGGTTGTTCGTTTACGGACCCCAACACCAATCAGCTGACTTTTAGCCAGCTGTGGCCTGCAAGCACTGTTGCGTCTGACGCAATGGCTTTCGTAGTAGATAACCCGAATGTTGAGTTTGTCATCCAAGCTGATGGCGCACCGTCCAACACCGGCGATATCTATGGCAAGAACACTCTCCTCGTTCAGACAGCGCCGAACACGACCCTCAAGGTCAGCCGTGTTGCTCTGGATATCTCTGAACTCAGCACTGACGCTCAGAACCCGATTCGCGTTCTGGACTACCTCGGTGGTGATCAGGGCGATGAGAAGGGCACTAGCTACCCGCTTCTTGTTTGTAAGTTCAACTACCACCAGCATGCTCTGGCAACTGGTTCTGCGTAAGGGAGAGTAACTGATGGCTATTTCACGCGCTCAACTCCTGAAGGAACTCCTGCCGGGTCTGAACGCTTTGTTCGGTCTTGAGTACGAAAAGTACGAGAACGAGCATGCGGAGATTTACGAAACTGAGAACTCAGAGCGTAGCTTTGAGGAGGAAGTTAAACTTTCCGGCTTTGGCGCAGCGCCAGTTAAGCCCGAAGGTTCGGCGATCTCTTACGACAACGCGCAAGAGTCCTTCACCGCTCGTTACAACCACGAAACGGTTGCAATGGGCTTCTCCGTGACCGAAGAAGCTATGGAGGACAACCTCTACGACGCTCTTTCGGCTCGCTACACGAAGGCTCTGGCTCGCGCCATGGCGTACACCAAGCAGGTCAAAGCAGCTTCGCTGCTTAACACTGGCTTTGACACCTTCCAGTCTGGCGATGGCGTGACTCTGTTCAACGCTTCTCACCCGACCGTGGCTGGTGGCAATAACGCCAACCGTCCCAGCACTGCTGTGGATCTGAACGAGACCTCGCTGGAAGATGCTGTAATCAACATCGCTGCGTTCACTGATGAGCGCGGCCTTCTGATTGCTGCACGTCCTCGCAAGCTCATCGTTCCGCCTGCACTGATGTTTGTTGCTACTCGCCTGCTTCAAACCGACCTGCGTACAGGCACCGCCGATAACGACATCAACGCTCTGCGTAGCAATGGCTCGATCCCTGAGGGCTTCCGTGTCAACCACTACCTGACAGATACGGATGCGTTCTTCGTGACCACGGATGTTCCGAATGGCATGAAGCACTTCGTCCGTACTCCGATGTCCACTTCGATGGATGGTGACTTCGACACCGGCAACGTCCGCTATAAGGCTCGTGAGCGTTATAGCTTCGGCGTATCCGACCCGCTTGGCATCTACGGCTCTCCGGGCGCGTAAGTGTACTAGGGTACAAATTTGGATTGGGCGGCTTCTGGGCCGCCCTTTCTTTTTGTATACTGTATAGGAACCTTGACAGCATTTCGCTGACACTAGCCGAGACAAGGAGTTCCTCATGGCTAAAACAACCTTTTCGGGTCCGGTCCGGTCCCAGCGCGGTTTCACCGCACAAGGCTCTAACGCGATGGTTAACATCACCGCAGAGACCACCCTTACCTATGACGATCACGTTGGCCGCATCATCAAGGTGAATGATGCCGACGGCGCGATCACCCTTCCTACCATTTCGACTGACACTCTCGGCGCTCGTTACACCTTCTACGTTGGTACCGACTGCACCGACTGCGACATCAAGACTGACGGCACCGACAAGTTTGTTGGCTCGCTTTCTGTCATGGAGGCATCAGGCCTTACAGAGACCTATGCCCCGGCAGCGTCAAACGATGTTATTTCGATGAACGGCACCACCACTGGTGGCGACAAGGGTTCTTACGTTGAGATCACTGCCATTGAAGACAACGTGTACCTCGTGCAGGGCATGCTTCTTGGCTCTGGTGAGGCCGTAACTCCTTTCGCTGACAGCTAAGATAGGGGGCTGTAATGGCGATGTCTGATGTATTTGCGGTAACTAAAACAGCGGACGCCACGGTGTTCTCTGGCCGCATTCGTGTGCGTCAGATCCAAGTCAAGACAGCCGGTTCAGGCAGTCCTCAGATTGTTCTCAAAGATGGAGGCTCCAGCGGTACTGCCAAGCTGGATGTCTCCTTCGGGACATCTGACACGTTTTCGGTAAACATTCCCGACAACGGCATTCTGTTTGAGACTGATGTCTATCTTGATCTGACTGCTTGCTCTAGCGTTACGGTGTTCTTGTCATAGGGGTGGGCTATGCCTAGAAAAAAAGAAACCCCTATCAAGACCTCTGTAAAATCAGGTAATTTCCGCCCCACTAAGTCTGGGGCGGGGATGACCAAGAAGGGCGTCGCCGCTTACAGGAAAGCCAACCCCGGCAGTAAGCTGAAGACGGCCGTCACCGGCAAGGTCAAGAAGGGTAGCGCAGCAGCAAAGCGGCGCAAGTCCTTCTGCGCCCGCTCTGCCGGTCAAATGAAGAAGTTCCCCAAGGCTGCAAAGAACCCAAACAGCAGGCTTAGGCAGGCTCGGAAACGGTGGAAGTGCTGATGACTGAGCCAGTAGAAGTAACTCTAGCCAGACTAGAGGAAAGAATTACCCAGCTTCAGGATGAGGTTCGGCACGTTCACGAAGAGGTGAGCGAGTTGAAGGCTCAGGCCAACAGGTGGAAGGGCGCTTTCTGGGTAATCATAGCCCTTGGGGGTGTGGTGGGCACTTTAGGTCATCTGGTTATAGGCTGGATGAAATGATATCGAGGACACAAATGAAAAAGCAAATCAACGCGAATATGGGAAAGTTTCTCGAAACCTTCTCTCCGGCATACAGCATTGCCAAGGGCAAAGGCCCGATTGGTGAAGCTGTCCGTGGCGGCAAGGGTATGGGCCTTCTTGGGCTGGCCGCTAAAGCGGCAGAGAAAAAGAAGAAGCCAGCTGGGTCTGAGGCCATGCAAGCCAATCAGATGCAGGGCATGGCTAGGATGCAGTCTGGCGGCGCTATGAAGCGCAAGCGCCCGATTGATGGTATTTGCAATAAGGGCAAAACCAAGGGTCGCATGGTCTGATGCCTAGAAACTACGGCTCGGAGTACAAGAAGTCTCAGTCTTCGAGCAAGCAGAAGAAAAGGCGCGCCTCTCGGAACACTGCGCGGAATCGCAT